ACTAAAGAAAATTCAGTTTTCTCACCTAATACTACTACTACAAGTATAACCCCTGTCCGTCTGTCGGAGACGCTAAACTCTGACACCAAACCTAGCCACATCAGTTGCTTAAAGAACCTCTTGAGACACTCTCCCACTTAACATCTTTTAGGAATCCTTGATGCTACAACAATCTGGCTAGTAAACTTTGAACCAACATATATATATATATATATATATAAGGTTTGTTTAAACTCTTGTTACAGTTTACTTGATTTAATAGAGGCCTACGGGTGCTCATATACATTAATAGAGTACTTTGTGCTTGAGTATGAGTTTGTTGTAAATCGTCTTGATACGACACAATGACTTACCACGATTACGCATTGAAGGACAATGTTGTCCTAGAACGTGATCAACAATTAGCAGCCGAGAACTATGTCATCAACGTTCTCTCCTGCTTATTCGCTATTCTGACCGGACTATTAGTTCTACCCTATGGACTAAAAATTGTGAAAAATCCGTTTGCTGGACCTGTTTCGGACAATTTTCTGAAACGCTTTCTTCAACGGATCATCTTTGTGTTCACGCGACAATACATTTACTACCAGGTACCTGTGTTTGCCCGTGATGAGTCTCGCCTAAACATTTTTCTCCACAATGATTTTGCTCGTCTGGATAGAAATAATCTTAATGGATATTGTACTAAGTGTAACCTTTACGGTCATACAAATACCGAAAAGCATAATCCTACCATAGACGCTCTAGTTTTAGCTAAAACTTGTAAAATACTACGCTATAATGATAAGGTGACTAAACCATTGGCATACACTGTACATAATATACGTGCCTATGAGAAAAACACCAAAACATTTACAGATATCTTTGGTAATACCACTACAAATATCCCTACAAAATATGCCCTAGCTCCTAAGAAAGCTTTATGTAATCTTAATTCTATTGAATCTAACCTAGGCCCTATTTATGTTAACAACACTATAGCTTATCCCCACTTAGGCTTAATTGCTTATAATGATAAACAACATCTCCAAGAACTCTTGGCTAATTTAGCTGTAGTTTTAGATACATTTATGGTTTACACACAATACGAACTTGATGACACCACGATTAATGTTAGAAAAAGCGCTATTAGGCTCAGTTTCGAGAATGATTTTGATTTGACTAATGCCTTAACCAACGAGATGAAAGATCCTCGTACACCATGGTTGTTAAAAGCTAAGAAAACCTCAAACAAATCACTTGAACTAGAAGATGATACAGAAGCCGAAGAACCCCAACCTAAACGCAAAGGGAAAAAGTTAAAACCACAAACTAAGCTTCTGCAACATACACTCGCTAAACAAAACAAAACAGCTCGTAATCAAACACCACTTGGTTTTGGTCCTACATTTATGACTATGTTATGCTTAACATGTATACTAACATCCACTCAAGCTAAAATTTGCACTGAATATGATACAATCAGTCAATCTGATGTTTACTGTAACACCGTGCAAAATTTAACCATCTCAAAATACCACGCTTATGCTAATTATGAACATTTGAATCGTCAATGTTTCTCCACTGATGGTGTTGAGTTTAAGGATCTAATACGTTTATCAGTATCTAATGTGTTAAATTTAAATAACATAATCAAACCTACACTTAAGGATGATTATATCTTAAAAGCATTCTCTAATGCATTACCGCTTAACACCTACGTGCTATCTGATTACAACACTTTTCAAGATTTGCAGATTCTCATGCAATTCTACAACTTAAATAGCTCAACCGTAGTTTATACTGAAAATTATTCAGCAAGTGAAAATTATGTAGGCAAGGTTGTACAATTGTTGGCCCAAGGTACAGGAGGCATTTGTGCTGCACCTACTTGCATATTATTCACAGGCTTAGCTACCACTGTTACAGATGTGGAAATTAAAGTCACTGAACGTCTTACTAAACGTATAAAACATCAGGAACATGGTAAACCACTATTTGTCGACCCCTCCTGTAAGACTACATGTACATGTATGGACAAACCAAAAGTTGAACCAATTACAATAGAACCAGTAAAATATGCACCACATGCTGATTTCTATACACAACTTCGCTATTTCCAAAATTACGAACTCAGAATTTATGATGACTTTGAAATGGGTGTACTACGGTATAACAATTATACACTCAATACTTTCATTTATTCTAATGAAACATGCATTCTACCACATGGACATCATTGTATCTACAATTTAGAAAACTTTGAAACTACGCGTGTCTATAATCATTTAGGCAATCATCTGGAATGTGGTGTACATCAGGAATTTTGCGAATCATTGCAACAAGAATTTATGTATAACGAACCAACATTAGTCATATCTGAAATTCCAATTGCTGAAGAACCAATCATGTATCACAAAATCTGTGATAACCACTATACTGCATTAAAATCAAAATACCCACTAATAGCCGAAAATTTTTGGCGTATGTATAATGTTAGTATGAAACATGCTTTATCTGAAACCAGTACTGAACCACTAGCAACCATTGTGATTGTACATGATACAGAAACAATTGTTAAAACTGTTATTGCAGATCTTATCCACGTTGTGGAAGAATGCTATGACAAAACAGCACTAAAGCTTACATATTTGGATTTCAACAATGTAGAAGATTATGATCAGATTTTAGTCAAAATTACACCACTATTGCAACAACATAAAATTTTGGTCATAGAAGATATCGATCTAATTAAGGCTAGTTCAGCTCGTGCCCTATTTTCAATTTTTGACACATATGAACCACTAGTTAAAGGAGCTTTTATCATCGCTACGCTTAATCATAAGCGTTATAATGAAACTTTAGCTTTCAATGACTACAATCCCACCACACCTGCATCTTATGTAGATGACATATTGCACAAAAATTGGCAAGAGCTACCTAACCACACTAGATTACCGTTAATTACACGTGTTGGTGACAATGTACACACTATTTTTGGCAAACAACTAGTAACACCACCAGAGAAATTAATTCCTGAGATGCCAAAAATGCCCGCTTTAAATAATACATCAACAGTTATCAATACGTTAACACATTATTCTGCACATATCTTACAGTCTGTAGGAAATGATAGTACCCTAGCATATAACTACATCAACAATTCGGTTTATAACATAACTGAATCAGTTAATGATATCATATATAATTTTACTGATTATGTAAAAATGGCGTATAATACCACAAAATACCATATATTTACACGCTACAACAATATGCTTATGGCTATTTATGACATACAACAGAATTACTACAATCAATATCCACTTCGTCAAGACTTTTACTACAAGAGTAGTCGTGCGTTTGATCTAGGTCAAGTTTGCGATTTTCTCCACCACTCTGATACTATAATAATGTATCAGGATTGTGTAAAACAAAATTTAGATGAAGTCTATGTCATAAAACTTCGCTATGGACAAAATGCTAATGCTTATCACATGTATCCCCTAAAACAACCTTATACTAAACAGACCATCTATGAATTAAGTGATGCCATTGGCTTCGTTTATAAAGATAGAAAATACAACTACTTTAGACCACTGTTTACAAATCCAGGGGAATATGTTCTTACAATACGTGAGGATTACTTAGAATATTGCAAGTCAGACACCAGCCCAACACCAGCTTTCGCTCCCGATGCAAATCTTCAATGCTATGCATACATCACTGGCGTTCAGGTTATAGACAATTTTATTGCCGAATTTGGTATTTTTCTCATGCTTTATACTGCAGCCTTAATTATTATTTTGGCTATCGCTGTAACAATTCGAGATAGTACTATGGTGATGATTTTAAAACAAGTCATAATCTTTGCCTATGCATTTGGACCATGGTTATTAACACCTAATGTGTTTGGCTCATATATCTTTGTTAAAATTTACAACTTAATACCCTACACAAGTAATACCAGTTATGGTTGTTTGCTTATGGTGGGCACTCTTGCGATTACAACTATTGACCTTTTCGCATATTTGACTCAAAGATACCGCGCTGAATTTACTAAGCATGTCTTACAATTGGTAACACTTGTTTTTGAACTTGTTGCCGTCTCTAAGTATATTTTGTTACCATACATTTTAACAAGCTATGGTTTTGTATTATTAACCATAGTTAGCTACGTTGCATATCTGTATACACGTTCACAACGCCCAAACTACTTAAAATCCTCAGTCTCCAATGCCGTTGCGCATGCTGATTGGGTGGCTTATAGAAATTCAACACGTGAAAAGACAGATGAAGCTGCAAAATCTAATTTGAGTAAAATCATTAATACAAACGTCGCTGATATAAAGAAAGAACAACTTCTTGAATGTCTATATCTAGCTGCATGTCATCAAGCCACTGTTGCCGCTTCAACTTATAACCCCAAGCACTATTTACATATCCCTAATTACAATACTAAAATTATGTTCGCCAGGGATAATGAACTTATGAACTATTCAGTGCTTACCACAGATTTGAAAAACAAGAGCGCCGCATCAAACCCCTCTATTGCACACAACGTTCTTGAGCTTCCAGTTACCATAAACCCTCTGATTAAATACACTACTAGAACAAGTGTATCCAGTCTACGTGGAGCAGTCGTCAATGGTTATATTTATATCCAAAGACACCTGTTCGGTAATAAGAAACAAGTATTTGAAGCTTGTTATAATAATGGTAAAGGTTTGCTTAATTGTAAAAATCTAGATCGCTCAAAATATGACATTGATTCAGCAGAACTTATTGGCACATTAATTCGTATCCCACTAGTTGACAAATCCAGTGTACCTAATATCAATATACACCCAGCTCCATTAACCTATAATGGACCGGTGACCCTATATCTATCTCGTTATGATACCGAACTGAATAAAGATGTACTTTGTGTGCATACCGGTTTCATATCTGAGGGACACCACGATATTAAAACTGTATTTGGAGATTGTGGAGGCATGCTATTTGACCCCAAAGGCAGATTGTTAGGCTTGCATTGCGCAGGTTCTGATGATGTAGTCTTTATGGATATAAAAACAGGAAAGTCTAATATCTGGACTAGCTACAAATTGCAACACCCGTCTGAAATTATGATTACATTAAACAACGAAATCAATTTACCTAACCCTGAAAATTATGATTTCGAAACATCTAGCGTTGTTTATCAACATCCGCTACGTAACATAAGTGCCACATTAGAAACACTGCAATATTTGACTAATAAGACAAATGCTAAAATCGCTTATGATTCCCGCTTGTTATCAGATTTCAATATAACTGCTGAACAATATGCCCAACATGGATATTATGTAGATTATAATAACTTCGTCAATAACTTCAATCATTACACAACTACTACAATAGGCACCAAAAGCTTTGAAACCTGTATAAAATACGGACTTTTGAATAATAAGAAAGTAGAATACCATAACCAAGCATCTAATCCCTTCAATCCCTCTGAACCTAGTAGTTCAAATGGTTTTGATAACGTGATGGATTTGTTGTATGTGTTTGTGTATATGTTTACACACACTCATCCAGCATTTTACATAGCCGCGGTTTGTGTTTTCTGCTTATTCTTTATCAAAATGAACAGGCACCTCAAATTAATCATTAGCTCTATCATTTTTGCAATTCCCCACATATACGTCAATTATTATTATGGTTTGTTCTACATGCCGTTGAAATGGCGTAAGCATATAACTGCTTTAGCCACTCGCTACAATCCCTACACAGCAGTAGCTACACGCTATAATAAGAATTTAAATATTGCAAAAGATATGGCTAAGGAACTCGGTACTCCTAAGAATTTGTGTACACATTTGGCCACGCTCTTGAAATGTATTAAACCATACCCAGCTTTTAGTGAACTCAGTCAAGTTGTTAACAATGTTGACGATTTGATGGCAAATTGGGCTAATACATATAATGCTGAAGAGCTATTAAAACAATACATTGACGAGATATATAAACTATATCCTATCCTATTTGTTGTTTTCGAAAAGATCGAGAATTACGAGGATCAAATTAAAGCCATTTTGGCTTATATAAGTGACACCGGTGAATTTGACCTTAATGGATTTACAATTCATTTTGACGAAAAAGAACACACCATTAATACCACGGATACCAATGTTGAAGATATACATGAAAAGTTGATGGCCGAAAAAGCTAGTATAATAGCTCTTAAGAATATGAATCAAGAATTCGATATTGAAACCATTAACAATGCCAACATTGGTGAACTAGTACGCTATTTGATCATCAGTTCTAACCCCGAAACACTTGATCGCGACTTGCTATCCAGAACTGCTGAGTTACTGGCTAGACATATACATCACTTACGCGAAAATGCCGAACACAACGACAACCTGATCACATTATTGGCAGAAATTTATAAGCATAAGGACTTCTTAACAGCGTCTCATTTAACATCTAATTTACGTGATCGTAATTACATCATGAACAACCTGATACGTGTAATAGCTTTGTTTAATAAACAAATCAATTTTCAAGTTACTCAGAAACAATATGAAGCGCGCCGCATCGAAGAAGAGCGTAGAAAAGAATCAAAACAAATTATGGAACAAAATAATCGTATCCGTAAAATGCAACGTCAAAATCAAAATATAGCTAGTGCTATAGTACATATGGTTCACGCTTGCTTCGCTAATCGCTTTATGCTACAAAATGAGTCACAGAAGATTATGAAAGCACTTCTGGGCACAACTTTGGAATTAGATCCCACTGATGCAGAGATGCAACATTACGCAGCTTATCGTAATGGTCAAGTACTAACAAACCACGTTATAATTACTAATTTCACTACACTTACTACAATTTTGTGGACAGGTAATGGGTACCAGATTGTACCCAGTATGTGTGGACAAGAAGAATTTACTTGTACAGCTACACATAAACATGGTTATTTTAATTGTACCATGGAGATTAAGGATGCTTGGTATAAACATGCCGAAGAATGTGCTAAATGTAAAGTATACTACCGTGCTAATAGACACCCACGTTGTGGTGCTGTTTATGATTCCACTGTTAAACGTTATCCAACTCTCAGTAACTTTATTGCGCGTTATCGTAGCTGTCCATCTTGTATGCCTTGTACACAATGTCTATCACACCGCGAACCAGGTTGTGAAAGTGCCAGTTATCATATTGCTGACACAGCACATTATCAGAATCAAGCATATTTAACACCTATAAATATCAAGCCAGACAACCTCGAGTACACCTTTACAGATATTGCTTCTGGAGATGTAAACGCCATTTACAACGGACGTATATGGTTAATGCGCCGCACTACAGCTATAACACCACCACCAGCTCGTTACCGCAACATCACTAATCTCAAATTAAAACAAACTGATCCCGAAGGCTATTATTACATATCTGAAGTATGTCCAACTGATCTGGCCATTTTAAATGCAATGATCAATCAAATACAACTAAAGCTTCTGGATCGAGTTAATCTTAACAATGAAACACATGTAGAGGAATACAATAACACTATTAAATTCAACACCCCTCTAACTGATACGACACTTGATGAATTGCGCACTAAACACAAACATTTATTGGTTTTGAAGCTTAGACAAGACTCTGAGTATCATTTTGTAGATGTACTAAACTTCGTCAGAATGAATAATTTACCAATATTTATTGTCCACGTAACACACGAAGAAATCAACGTAAATCATGCAACTTTGTATATAAATTATTTACAAGCATGGCGCAATGAAATTGACGACATTAAAACTACATATGATATCCTAGAGAATGTTATTAAGAACCCCCTGGATTTTCTAAGTGGGCTCGTACTTTAAGCAGGAACAGTAATGTAGCCCGATATCATCAGCTTTGCACCAACACTAATGTAGGTACAAGATATACAATCGATATCTCCTGCAACAAGACATCCACCAGTTATATCGATTCAAAGAATAATATCGTCAATGTCAAGATTAAAAACAACATAGTTAAGGAATATAATATTTATGAAATGCTAATTAACCAATATTCGGACCTCTTTCTAATAGAACATAAGATGGTTACCTCAACCATTCCACATTTATTACGCTATAATATGACAGCACTTAGTTTTGCAGATCTGTTCGGCTTAATAAAAGACGAAAATTGGCACCCCATATATGACACACTACCACAAGTAACTTATCATAATATTGACAATGACTTACTACTTAAAATTAAGCAACATACTCCATCTCCCCAGCACACCTGTTGTATGCTATGTCGCCGTTTTCTAGCTGAATTTGGTTTACTTTTGCATAAACTAAATTATAAGGTATTTGAAACAACACGTAAAATGTTAACACATTATGATTTTGTATTGACCGCAGATAACATTGATCTAAATGGTATATTGGATTTTGAAGATTATGTACCTAAGAAGTATATAGACATAAATATTGACGTTACGAGTCAACTACGCATTATGCAACCTTACTACCACATGCTATATTCTTTTTATGAACATACAGGTATGTACTTCATCAGCCAGCCTATCTATACCTCTATAGTGGACCCCAATCTCGACCTTATTCAACAATTTGAATCAGCTATTGAGGTTACTCGAAATCTACCATTAGATGGAACATTTGATGAAAAACCATTATATAGACCAACAATACAACATTTCACACAATACCTTAAACTAAATCTATATGCTATGGAGCCAGAACCCTTATGGAATTGCTACGACACTATGGATAGTCCTCTAATTGAAATTAATGGAATTGATACAACTGTGACTAACATCATAATTAAACCAACACGCCCAATTCCTGATTACATCGAATTAAACTACGACACCGTTAAATTATTAGATGGTGATGTATATTGTAAAGTAAACCACAGCGAAATTACAAAACTCCAAGATATACTTTATTGTTTACCCGCATCAGCTTTAATTCATGAACTATACATAGAAGATCACCCTTACGAATTAGAATCACATAATCACATGTTACGCACTAGTTTAAATATTTGGCTGCATAACTTATATGATGCCAATGTTAATCTATCACATTTTGATTCAATAAATTATGACAAAACACACAAAGCTAGTTTCCCCATTGTTGGTACTGTTCCAGCAATACCTTTGCGCGACTGTGTACATTGTCAGGATGATATCCCTGAAGACCTCAAGGATGTTTATGATTTTGGATCTTGTGTGCATGCAAAAGCACAATTATCTGATTACAAATTACCACGTAAAATACACCCATTAATAGAATTTGATACTGCTTTACTCCATATCGGAGAATTTCAACCTAATAATGATTACGCATACACAATGAAAACTAAACCAGACCACCTCATTGATTGGGAATTAAAAGAATATCTCGACTCCACTGGTTTAACAGCACTCATTCCACCACTTAATGTCAACCCCGCCGTACATGACCCCGAAACAACATTTTCTAGCCCGTATTATATTAAAACACCTTCAGAAGAATCTATACGTCAAGATCTAGAGTTGTTCAATCAAAATACCGCCGGTTCAGTTTCACCTACAGTCTTTTTAATGGCTATAGAATTATTACATCAACTACTAACTGAAGAAGTTTCCGCTTCAGATGGTAAACCAAACTGTCCCATGGTGCCTTCAGAAGTACCTGTACGCAATAAACATAAATCCGCCGGTACACCATACCGTAAATTTGGCGATTCAGAATTCATGCGTGAACTTTTAGGTGATTATCGTGATGCTATAGTTCATCATAAACGTCATTCAGCAGATCAACATTTAACTTTAACTATTAATAAGGTGGCCACATCTACAAAACATCGTGATCGTACAATCCTCGCTATAAGTATAAACAAATCAGAAGCAGGACGCTCATTGTATCGCTGGAATTTGGATAAAATTAAATACACCGCCAGTTTAGGTGGTCCAATATTAATCGGCTTTACAGCACAATACGGCGGTTGGGATAAATTCTATAAACAACTTTATAAAAATTCACCAGCTGACCAACCAGGTGTTGCAGAACGTGCAGTACTTGGTGGTAAAGATTATCCAAAATGGGATCGTCGTATTTCTAACATGCTACAATTAACCACTACCACTATTTTATATAGTTTAATTGATCCAAACACTCAGAAGAAACTAAACAATGCTAACCCAGCACAAACCTGGCATGAATATATGGCTGAAACTACGCAAGTTTTATTTGACTACCTTGTTTTTGGTAATGAATTGTATCAGAAACCCGGAGGTGTAACATCTGGTAATAGTCGAACAGCCGATGGTAACTCACTGCTACATTTATTAATTGATTTTTATGCTATAATTACACAATTAATACAATCAAAACCACATAATGTACATTTACATTCAAAGTTACGAAATCGGTTGTGCAAGACGGTGTTTACCAAAATACCTGCAGATTACATAAATACAAGTTGTGTAACCCTTAGAAAAACTGATACACTACGCACAATTCGCCTAAAAATAGCCAAAAACTTAGTTTTAAGTGATGATGGTTTACTTGTTTTAGACCCAGAAATTATCGACTATACAGATTATATGTCAATTAGTCATCTCATAAGTCATTACATGATGGCACAAAACAAACACAAGTATCATATCGACGCCATTTCTAGTTATGCAAGAGAATTTCTATCACAAGGCCCTCACAAGTTTGGTGATATGGTTTTTCCAATTCCTGAGTTTGGACGCATGTACTCCGCAATGCTCCTGAGTGACAATAAGAACATATTAGACCCTAAAATTAACATCACGCGTCTATTGGCACTATTTTCATATTTGTATATATACTATTTTAAGTATGAAGACGAACCCACTCATCCTATTGTAAAATTTCTTGATGCACTGAGAACCTACATAGATAATAAACTGGATATAACGGATGAAATATTTCTAGATTGCATCAAAATACCTGATTTACAGGATATAGAATTTGACTTAAAGAATTGCGATTTATACGAAAATTTAGACCACTTATGGGGACTTGATCAATCAAGTGCCTATATGGATTACCTCTGTAAATATAGACATCGCTACCGTAACTTATCAATATTCAAACGTCAATTAATTCAACAACACGAACAAGCCCAATTGCACAATGAAACTAAACTTTTAAATAAAGGCAAATTAATCTCGTATAATTGCTATGTCTGTGGAGATAATGCATATTTAACGTGTGCTACATGTGAACGTGCATTTTGCAATAATACAGATACCAATCATGGCTCTCATATAGAACAACATCTACAATATTCAGGTCATACCTGTTTATACCTAAATTGTAAAACGGTAAAATGCCAACATTGTTATACCTCAGACATCAACTTATTATATACCACTGGTCGTGAACACTTTTGTGAAATTCATAAGCCTAAAAATGCTGTACGTATATTAAATAGCAATGATAATGAAAAATTACCACCACGCCTATATTTATGTGTAACTGACAACAGACGTATAACTTTTTATGAACAATGTTATATTAATTACACAAAGTCACACCCCGATTATGCAATATCTAAACAACAATTTATGGGGCTTATTCAACAATATCTACATCAAGATTATACCCTACCCACTAATCAACTAGCTAACCGTATACGTGTTAGTTTACAGTTGAGTTCATATGGTGTAGTCAGACCATATCATCAACTTATTATGCAGCTTACAAAATTAGAAAGCAAAGTTTTAGACTCTAGTGTGGTTGATATACCAGTCACACTCATCAATTCACAAGAAATTGGTACCTATTACATTGAAATACCTCGAGAACATAAACTCGATTTACATTCAACTTATTCCTATTTACTAGGAACCCGCGAGGTAAGCTTTACACCCAATTATTATCGCCTAAGCAGCACGAACACTCATATATGGCAAACTGACACACAAATTCCAAATAGCTGTACTTTTATTCGGCAGCGTCGCCTAAACACCTTAAGCGCAATTTTACGTAATACCACACAACATGTACCCGAATTTACGCGTGCACTATTAGAATGGAATCAACAATTACCGAGTGAAACAAAGCCTTTACCAGAATTTAAACCATCATTAAAAATTCCAGCTCAGCCCAATGTGACTGATAATATTAATATTCTGCTAAAGGAATTGAACACGAAACGCTTTAAAATTATGTTTGGTGGTCCTGGTACTGGAAAATCTCATACATTAGCAACACTTATAAATCATTTACATGATAAAGGTTTTCGCGTATTAGTATACACACCATCTCACCAGTCAGCCAATGCTTTGTTATATAAAATAGCAAACATGATGAAGCGTCGCGGCATACAAAACCCTGGTTTAGTTAGAATCATAACTGATGGCATGAAAGATGAATTAAAGCCACACCCTTACATCACCTACCGCACTCATATGATCGACACAGACCGCATTTGCGTAACAACTATACAAAGTTTTTCAGCTGTCCAACATGTGGTGGTAGATGTAGTGATTCTAGATGAATTCAGTTTAACATCGGATAATTATTTACTATCAGGCCTTGCACATCTTAGATTATCAACACGTGTTTTGTTTTCTGGTGATCCCAGACAACTAAGCGGTGTTGATGTAATAAGAAAATTACTACATTCACGCTTTCATACTTTGATAAATTATTACACTGAAACATATCCACTTGAAGTTCTTGTATTGACGTACCACTTTAGATGTCACCCAATGATATTCCAATATTTTAAGGATCTGTATTATGCAGATAAACATATGGAATGTGCCACGTCTATTGCTGATCGTATTATACGCCCACTGAATCCCATCAATACAGTTCAAGTCGGAGAACCCACCTTTAGAAATCAAGGTGTAATATTAAATCAAGATGAAGCTGATAAGGTCTTAGAAATTCTAGTGCTTGTTAATCAAACATTAGCCCTCCATTCAACTTACGAATACCAACCCACTATTGCAATCATATGTAGTTACAAATCACAACTTCAAAATTTTATCTCACTACAGCAACAGAAAATTCTTTCAGACAATGTCACTTTAAGCACTATCGATTCAGCACAAGGTGATGAATTTGATATTGTTATACTGTGTCTTTCCCAAATTAACAACTTCACGTTGAATCCTAATCGTTTCAATGTAGCAATATCACGGGCTAAGTCAGTATTGTTTATAACAGTTCCACCAATTGATAAAAACCCCTCATTTCTTTATAAAGACGTGTACACAACTTTAAATAAACATAATTTGACATACTTTAAAATTTACAACACTAGTGGTAAAGCAATACTTTCTTTAGATTCACCAACCACGTTAAAGAATCAAGCCGAAATGTCATTTATAAACATTAGACAACTCAATTCACATACTATGGAACGTAAATTTCCAATTAACATAGTTATGCCCGACTATATATGTTTTGACGCTGAATTCTTAAACCCTAGAGACAACGTACAAGAACACGTAATGCTTTCATATGGATTTTCTAGTAAGTATGGTAAACGTCGTATAGCAGGTACCCCAGTGCGCTATATCAAAGACAAATTTAACAAAATTGTACCCATAAAGTACCCCTATAAGGATAAACACAAACCTTTAACATCTACATATGTTTGTGAATGGATGAAGAAACAAAAACCCGAACAATATCAATATCTCCTTAATTCTATTACACAAGGTATAAGTAATGATACCATTGTAGATCTTAAACCACTGCTAAATTTTTGTGTCGATAACGTACATGTAAAGCCCGTTATTGTCACCTGGTCTGGGGTTAGTGATCACTGTTTCTTAAAAGCTTACACATTATATCCAGACATTTCCACAGTATGTAATATAACTACACGCTGCACGTCACAACCAATTTACGCTTCACCACAAGGCCGACACACTTATTATCTCTGCCAATATCACGCACACCAACTTAAAGACCACATCAATATAACTCACTTTGTAAACCTTGAGATTATAGATCTCAAAGTTGAATACAACCAATTTACGAGTGAGAGAATTCTAAGAGTGTATCACAACAACTATCTAAAGCTAACATTGGACCTCGATAATGTGGCATCTAATAGTTTAACTGACTGTCATAAGAGATACTGCAGAACCGTACATGCATCGATAACACCACATGACCCACTTGATGATGCAATCATGACACAATGTATTTACCAATCTTTCGTCCTATCACATCTTGAAAATTTAGCCTATGACCCTCAAGCTAATCTCAAGGCCTTTACATCTATGGATTATCGCCTTAAAAATTTCAATCCCGAGATGTGTAAATTACGACGCGAACTTCAGAAAACTTGGTATCAACAATACATTGCCACTAACAAAACCCACTGCAATATGGGCTGCGGCAAAGAACCTTTAAAACACGCACTTCATAACATCGACATATTACAAGGAAAAACAAACCCACAAAATAATATGAATACCCACACTTGTGATGCTGAAGAGCATATATATTTTGATAGTCACTGGTATAAAGATGGTGGTTTTAGTAAACCTTCATACATCTTCAGCGACATTAATAAAGAACACTATTACAATCTAGGAACAACTGGCTTAGTTTTATATCTAAATAGTAAATATGCCAAATACATACATGAATACCGTAAAGTAAGCGGTAATGACGTATTCAAGTCACTATATAATCCATTCTGTGACTTGGGTCGAGAACCACATCAAGCAGCAATCGAACCTAGCTGCTCAATACCAGATTGTATAATCACATCTAATATAGACGAAAAATTTCAAACTTTAGTTTGTAATATACATAAAGATCAAATGGAAATCATTAGTAAAATCTCACAGGCTACTAAATATGGATATCAATTTGTCTATACCGGTAAAACCTTGTTAAATAACCACTCAACTCTATCTAAAGCACCACCAACTTGGAACCATCTAACACTAGAATTACCAGGTTGTAACAGAAAACACGTTAGTCATACAACAACCAAGGCTTCAGGTATCCTCTACATATTACAAGATAGTATGTTATATACAAATCGTAAAACACTAAACCCTAACTTACCAGTTATTATACCTGGTGCGGCTAGTCAGTTTGGTGATACAGTTCTTACTAATGAAATATCTAAAAATCTCAAACGTACTAAATTCATTAATGTTGATCCCCGTCTAAAATTAGATAACCACAACACACATTATAGAAAACCACTAAAGGAAATGCTAGATATAGGTTACACAACGGAATTAATAATTTCAGACATCCATGATAATAATAATAATACATGGATACACGAGTTGATAGAATATACTTTAAAATACTTAATAGAAACTGGTACTCTAATCATGAAAATCACAAGTCGCGCCGCGACTGAAGACACATTAGAATATCTAGAACACCTTTCTAAAAATTTCACATACGTACGTGTGTGCAATTTAAATGCTGTAACTCCTTCCTCAGTATTATGGATAGTCTTCGCAGACAAGCGTAAGCCACCCGTACTAGGCTGGACATCTCATGAACTGCGGAACGAGTTACGTAAGCATTGGTATTCAATGGCTCGTAATATTATACAACCACTTACACGTGCGCGCCCTTGTATATTCAGATACTCTCCCAAGTAACCAATCTAGTTAATCCTATTATATGATTAGCTCACAATGCCAGCTGCTTCCAACAACGCGAACAACAACCAAGCCAAGCCAGGCCCCTCACGTCAAAATCAGCAGCCAAAAACCACTAACGGAAATGCAATGGCTCCAAAACCGCAACGCCAGCGCAAACAAAACAATTCAACAGCACCACCAAAACAAGCACCCGCAAGTCAACCTAAACAAAATCGCAACCCACCTAAGGCCGCACAACAGCCTAAGGTCAAGAAAGCAATTGCAACAGGCCCCAACTACACCGAAACTAATGGAAAATTGTACAAAATCGGAAAAGAATTCGATGCAAGAAACCATATGGGATGGAGACGTAATGAAAAGACTGGATCAACCGTCCAGTTCCTCTTTAAACCAAAAATGGCTTCCCGAATTGACCAGGTGTACTACCGTAATCAATTTGAAGATGCAGACCATTACATCCATACATTTGGTGTTGGCGTATTTGTTCAAGATTCAACCCTTGAACGCAATGCAATTTACAATCATGCAAAACTCACTCCTGAAGAAAAGGATGAGTATGTTCGTAAACTATCAGATGCCTTCAATGCAATTCTCCTGCGTACGCGCAAAGCTTTTGATACCAATGCTTTGCCTAATCTCACTGTTGACGCTGCCTAATGTTGAATGTTCAACCCGTATAGATTTGAGCACACACCACATTGTTTCATACAACAAGCCACTTATTGTAGTGGATGATTTTCTGAAGACAACACTTAAATATAATTTTGGCACTGATCTTTACAACAGTGCTATTAATTATAAAACATCATTCGAGCAACTTCTTAATAATTTTAAAACACCATACCAACCACTAGTTGATGCATTCCGCGTTTTATTCAGTTATTTAGGTATACAACCAGTCGCACATCCATTTAATAATTACTTAAATGCAGATTCCCCTTGTCCTTTACAAACTAAAACAACCTCTGGAGATGTCACTACTATAGGTGAACATTTCCAAGAAATTCTAGACGATGGTAATTTTCAATTGGAACCACTAGCTAGTTATTGGCTTAGACACACTGAAGATATCTTCATGTATACACGATCCCAACTCTGGGCTTTTATTTGTCCATCTGAATTTGCACAAGCTAGTATATTTTTACCAAATTATACTGAAGCCATTTATAATGTATCAATCACTTTTTGTAAAGATGTCCATTACGACACTGCTATAAATGACTTCAATGCTGAAATTTGTAATAAAGTAAATTTCATCACACCAGAAAAAGCACAAAAACGCCATAAACGTTGGGATTCTTCCTATGTTTGTGGCTGGCCACTTGTTTCTAGCGCCGCTAAAGTACTGGGAGGTGAATGTACAACTAATATAGACATTGGTAGTTTAAAATCAAGTCTAACAGCTATTCAAAATTTCTCTTATGCAAATTCCGAGTTAATCCACGATTTACAATCTCAGCTCAGCGTTGTAAATGCTCGTACCAATCTTCATTATAATCAACTTCAACAACTTGTAACTGCAATAAATGAACATCAAATCAAATATGTTAATGACATAAATCACTTAATTTCAGAAATTAAAAATACAACTAATACCTTGGAATCACGCATAGCAATTAATTCCATAATTATGTCTTATACAAATTCGCTTTTCCGCGTTTATCAAAATATTGTAGATTATCGCTTTGCCTATATAGAAACACTTAGTTCAATACAACAACACTATCATTTTCCCTCTGAACATCTCCATGCCTTCAATCGTCCCCTTTTGGATAAATTAAAAGCAAATGGTTTTTCAATACCTATTATAGATTCAAATATCCCTTACTCATATGGTAAAGTAAGATATCTAAATGTCACTGGCATAAATTTTTATGACCTAGAATTTGATATCTATATCCCTGTAATAAAACTCATTCATGAAAAAGATAGTAACTACTACCATTCAACGCTTTCAGCGCTCCCTATTGGAACTAATGACTCACTAGTAACTTACAATACATATCAAGGTAATGCTATTTGCACTGATACATATTGTCTTGAGTCACCTATCACCGGATTTTGTCGTGAAGGTGAGAGTTACTGGTATTGTGGACAACATTATATTAGAACACTTCATAAAATAACCTCTTTGTATACCAAACCCACTAAATTCACTGATAGTGCCATGTTTATTCCACCACATACTATGTATTTTGTACATAATACCACTTATTCACTAAACTATGGATCATCACTTCATGCACTAGCTGGATCTGTATTAATGCTAACATGCAATTCTACAGTTCAGATCCCTGGGTACAGTTTTAATGCCAACGATTTCGTCTCGTGCACAGATATGAATGTTAATAATGTTTTTATACATCCCTCACTACGTGTTAATGACACTAATTTCTATATAGCACCCACTCAAGTAGATGTACTTGAAAAATTATACAAACGCGATGTACTACCTATTTTAAAACATATTCGACAATATGATTCTATTAAAGTAGACACTACTGCAGACAAAGAACTACAACAACAATATGAAACACTTAAAAATGATTTCAATGCAAAATATGAAGCATTGATAGCAGAAAATAGCCGCATTTACACACTAATTAATAGTATGCATTCCATTAATTCGGAATCCTCTTATATGCTATACCTTGTTATCGCAGTTATCATTTTTATCGTACTCAAATTTTTAAGAATCATCTAATCATACTACTACTATCAAAATATTAACCCCTTTAATTATGATGGAAAAATATATCATCCTTTTTAGCATTTTTGCTGTTATTTATGCAGCTGACTCTGATGTGGCACCAAGCTCCCCCGCATCTAAACTATGCGAGGCGAGTTCCACACAACACTGTACTGCTATGGGCTACGCCTACTGCAAAATCGTCTCTGGTATCCAGAGTTGTTATTGCTCCCATGTGCAAAATTATACCAGTGTTATGGATGTCATAGATAAGAATTTGAAATGCTCTATCACATCTAGCAAATACCTTGACCCACACTACTGGTTTCGCGACCTCTTGGCGGCTAGCGTCACACTTTTGGTCATATTCACTGCTATTACTTGGGCTTATCTTATTCCTACTTATGCTAAAATCGATGCTATGTATACGAACTCAACCTCAAAGTCAAAATCACTGCATTACATCCCCCTACTACCACGGCAATCTGACGGCAGTTATACCCTCCTCCCAGGACGGTCGTATCGCTAAACTGCAATCTCGTATAAAATCAGAAAATCGAGTTAGGTGGTTGTTTAACAACTTTTTATTTACTATCACATGTTCGTATAAGTTAGCTACATTTTTATATTACATATTTACTACATTATATTATGGCTTCTGCCTTATTATATTTTATATATTATGGATTTACTTAACAAAACTTACTAACCAAGTCAAACTAATATATCACAACTTTAGTGATCCATATTCTTAGGTTTTAAAATAAATTACTTTCAATGTAATATTATCCACTTTATACAAAACATTATATTACACCCACTAAAACCGCCTGAGTTTAGTTAAAGCTGTATACTTTACGCCCTTTTGGGGATTCTAGACAGACCATTCTAGACAGCAATATATTAACCACGCGTTTCCAAACACGCATTTAATCCAGCAAAGAAAATGAAAAATTTTACCTATGCCAAATGCCGAAACTACACACACCAAACTTCACACCACATTGATAAACTAAACACCACATAAAAATTAAACAACTCTATACACTATAGGAAAGTCATGTTGGAAAGTATGCTAGATCTTGTTGTTGGCAGGAAGCGTATAGCTCATGTTTATGTGTCCGGCCTCGGGCCTAATCGAAGATTTTTATACATACGGACACAAGGCCTGGAACAAGCCGATCATTCATGTAAATTAACATCACTTGAACAAAGTTGTACCACTGAATGAGACTAATGTATAAAATAGAGACGCAAACACTATACGCGGGATCGAACCAGAAACCACACATCGTACCGGCCATTCTTTGTATATTACTCACTATAGTTTAGATAACTACCATGATAATTTGTCTTGCATTAATCTACCACTATAATCTCGCCTGTAAGAGAGATTGTACGCCATATATAACGCAACACAAATTTAGTAGTTTTCGAAAAGCATGGTATTGCTACGCCTAACTATAATTTGCCGATATACTGATCACTTTCCGTGGCAGACGAACCACCAACACATATTACACGATCTAACATTACATACATGGACTAAACACAACAGCAGAAATACCAACTGACAATTAAAGCCGAACACCACTGGTGAGTAGGCGTACTGAACTCCAAGGAGACGTAGGTACATGGAATTGTATAGACTGCAGATATCAATACATATCTTGTGCGAAGAAAATACATTGTGAGAGACACATTGAGTAGTGAAGCATTAGGACCCCGAAATCGGTTAGGGCTTAGTAGTATGGAGCTTGGCATTACAGGT